CGGGATAGCTCTTTACCAACCCCCTCACTTTTCAGTGAGATCAGACAACAACCTATAATTCCCACTACCAATTGTCACGAGAGTGGCAGTTGGCTATCGATCCAACTCTCATGAGTTGTGTCTAATAGTGGGATAAGGTTCTTGTCGTCTGATATGGTAAAGGCAGAGTTTGTTCTCTCTATTGAACGACCCGTGGTTTTCTCTTCCTCCTTGGTGGATTGTTAAACAATTCGATTTCTGCTTCTATGTCCGTAAAGGACTTAGAAGTTAGTCATCGAATTAATTCAAGACCCAAGTGAGATTGAGTTGCTGCCTTGGTATCACGCTTCCTTAGTGGTATAATCCCATTAAATTCAGGGACCTGAATAATGTCTAGCTTTTTCCAAGCTTTTCAAAATTCAAACCACTCTGTGAGGTTTTTACCGATTGGAACCGACCCTAATTCTTGTAGTTCCGGATCAGCCAGATCCGTAAATACTTTAATTAGAGGAACGTCCATTAGGCTAAACGAGTCCGGAGATAGTGAGGATGAGCAAGGGGTCTGACCGTCCCGCATAAGGTCAAGCTTCTCGTAATAAGAAAATATATTATCGAGATGTCTTGAAACCGATGAAATACCTTTACCCAGTTCCTTTCTAACGAGGACATTCGCGGCTTTAGTTATAAAGCTAAGAGCATCCTCAGGAAGGAATTTCTCGGTCGACTCAACCATTGATCACAAGCGGGAAACCTCTTGTGAAGCAGTGCCGGAGTCTTCGAGATGGAAACAGGGTAATCTGGTGTACAGTTGCAGACGTTTTTGGATTTGCTGTCCTAAACGTTTACGTTCGTACAACAGACCGAAGGTATCCAGGTTTTCTTTTCGGTATAGGATCTGACCGTAGCCCCTCTTCACAACCTCGTTATCGAGCAACTCAATTAACTGAGGCCAATGAGTTAAGCTCGAAACTAGCGCGTGAATGGGTCATGGAGATACCTCAAGCCCTTTGTAGTATCATCTTTTGGCAAACTCAAATGTATCTTTCGATATATGAGTCTTAGCCTCGTTGATTTCTACGTCAAGGGACTTTAGGATCTCTCGGTACTGTCTAGCAGTCTCATCGTGACGAATCACTATGTCATCCCCTAAGATCATGTAACATCGCTTTGCTTGTCGCTGGGAAAGTCCAGCTCTTAGCGCGGCAATGAAGATAATCATATGGTGTGACAAGGTGAAAATGGGTCAAGAGGAGTAAGCTCCCATTGGTTGACCAGCCCTATATTTATAGCTGGATCCTTTGTGAGCAAACGGCTCCTGAACCATCAATTCCTTTCATGCCGTAGCCACTGA